GGCATCTCCACAAGCTTCAGGTTACGCCGTGGGCGGACTATCGCGGTCGCAGATATGGCGTAGACACCGGGACGCTTGCGGAACCATACGGGCCGCAGTTCAACTACACCGAGGCTGGCCCGGTCAATTGGGCATCGGGCTTTGCCGTTCTTACTTTTGTGGGCGGTAAGATGCTTCAGCCGGAACTGTGCGTCGTTGAACATGGTAAGGCTTGGTTCCGAGGCAAAGAGGTCTAAGGGAATCTTACACCCTCGGAGCCAACCTTTTGGTTCTGAAGCGACTCAACGTATGCCGTGATGATGGCTTCGATGAACTCATCAAACTGGTCGGGTTTGAACTCCAAGAAGTTATAAACCCCACAGGCTTCGATGAAGTAACCCGCAGCCGCTGCGGCATCGTTGATCGCGATCTTCTCGTTGGGTGATTTGTCAATCATGTAATCGTCCATGCATTGCATTGAGCAAAGTCTTGAGGCGGTCTTTTTGTTGAACGGCGGGGGCAGAAACAGAAACCCCCTCGCTTCCCGATGACACATCGGGCATAAACCGAAACTCGACAATCTCTGTGTACTTGCCATTCTTCTGAACCTTAATCTCGCTGGGCTTCAGTAATGCATCCGCCTTGCTGATGGCATCGACGGTCGATGTCGGGAGAACCCCCGGCTTCGTCATGCGCTTACGCCACCACTTCAGCGCCTTGTCCTTCGGGTATCCCTTGTGGTCGAAGCAGACCCACTCACTGGTGACCGACAACCCGCATCGGTATTCGACCCGCATCGAGTCGGGCTTGCCGGGTTTCTTGTGTTGTCTGTACGCAACAGAGTTAACCTTCTTCCAGACCGCAGGGGCATCGATGCTCATCACCGGCAGCGTCGTCGCCGTACGGTCGATCTCAGGCTCTCTAGCAGGCCAGACGTATCCACAGTCGGGGCATTCGGTGAGCGCCGCAAAAACGATGCTCTCGCATTCTGGGCAGGTCTTGGTCGGAGCCTCGCCAGCCTCCTCGCTCTTGCGCGGCTTCTTCGGGTTGACCTTATCCACCGGCCCGTGACGGGCGACGTTACCTGCGAAGTCGAGCACCAGGCAGTCCGTCTTGCCGGGAGAGTTACGCATCCCCCGTCCCATGATTTGTATATACAAGCCGGTTGACTGGGTGGGCCTGAGTACCGCCAACAGATCCACCGCCGGAGCATTGAACCCGGTAGTCAGCACACCCATCGAAGCGATTGCTCTCAGCTTACCCGCCTTGAAGTCAGCGATGATTTCGTCTCGCTCGGTTCTTGGGGTGTCACCGAAGATCGTCGCGCAGTCGATGCCGTGCTTCTCGATCAACGATGCGATGTGGGTCGCGTGGTTCACGCCGGAGCAGAAGATCAACCACGACTTGCGATCCTTGCCGTACTCCAATATCTCGGCAACGGCTGATGCGTTGATGTCGTCTTTATCAACCGCGCGCTCAAGATCACCCGGAATGAACTCACCACCTCGGGTTGCAACACCACCGACATTGAGTCGGGTCTTCGGCTGCTTGGATACCAACTTAGTCAGGTACCCATCGCGCACCATGTCAGCGAGCGGAGCATCGTATGAGACGGCATCGAACAGCGAGTCCTTGCCTTCGTACAGCAAGCCCGAGTCAAGCCGATATGGTGTAGCCGTTAACCCAATCACCCGCATGTCGGGGTTCATGATCTTTAAGTTCTTGAGGAACTTCTGATACATGGTGTTGGTCTTACGTGGAATCAGGTGCGCTTCGTCGATCAAGACCAGATCGACCTTCACAAACTTCGAAGCCTTCGAATGCACCGACTGTATCCCACAGAATACAATTGAATGCTCGTAGTCACGCTGGTTCAACCCGGCTGAGTTAATCCCTGCCGGGGCTTCGGGCCAGAGCGATTTCAACTCGTCGTAGTTCTGCTTGATCAGTTCGCGAACGTGAGTGATCACCAAGATCTTGGTGTCTGCCCACTGGCTCAAAATCTGCCGACAAAACTCCGCAATCACAATGCTCTTGCCGGTGCCGGTCGGTAACACGATAACGGGGTTGCCCTCGTTCTCGCGCAGATAGTTCAGCGTTCCTTCGATAGCTTCAGTTTGATATTCACGCAGTTTGATCACGAGTCGAGTTCCTGTTTCGGTGATGATTCAATGATGATGTAAGCTACTCTTTTGACGCGCTCAAGTTCAGCGGTTGATTGCGACATGATGAGACTGTAGGCGTAAACATCGAGCGCTTTCATCACGATGTCTAAATCATCCGCAGTCATCAGCATCGTTGCATCAACGTCCTCGTCGTCTACTTCCTCGAATCTTTCCATTTCGTACCGTCCTTCATCAGATACTCAATCCAGTCTGTATCTGAGTCTATCTGTTCTCCGGGTACCAAGTCCGGTACGAATAGGTGTTGATCGCACCCACGCTTCTGAACTTCGATGTCCAAGTCCTTGTCATACAAGTCACACTTCCATCCGCCTGTCGGTAGTGCGGAACTGTGCAAGCAGGTTCGGCATGACTTCTTCCGTGGCATGTCTGTGCCATGGCACATCTGGTGGAAGGTGCAGTACTTGCACTCGTGCCATGCCGGGTCGTTGGATATCTTGCTGGCAGGGCGATCCGCAAAGATCACTCGCTTTGCTTTCTCGGTAAACATCTCGGCTTCTTCTTGTGCGTACAACGTACACACACTGGTCAGATCACGAACGCCAGGAGAAGCCGCCGTCAGGTAGTGCTTCTTCGTCCCGAAGTAATGCATGTAGATCTGCGCTTGCGCGTAGTAGATGTAGTCCCAGTTCTTAAGCGCGGTATTCTCATCAGCCATCCGCAGCTTCTGAAGTTTCTTGAACTTGTTTTCATTGATGACCTTGCATTCCCAAACGTAGAGTTCGTCCGGGTCTTGCAAGAGTCCGCTGATGAGTCCGTCGCAATTGCCACGGAAGTGTCCGCCGAGCGCCTCGAACGAGTGCTGAACACCGGGTTCCTTTTCCGTGGAAAGATTCACGCCCTGCACAAGGCGGAGCATGTCTGCAACTACCTGTTCGCCCCGGTGTCCATCATTGATCCGGCGCAGTCCTCCGGCTTCGATGAACCCGCGCTTGACCCAGCGGAAGTTCAGCCAGAGTTTCCGCTCGCAGGGGTCACCCACAGCGGATGCCCCAAGATAACCCCGAGGGTTGTTCTCCTGCAAGGATTCCATCGCGGAGTCCACTGCGCGGAGAGTCAAGTCGTCAAAGTCTGGAATCTTAACCATAACCCCTCCAAAGGGAGGCGCGACACCCGGTAGTACTGGGGTTGGGCAGAGGTATATGCCCCCAGATGTCGCGCCTCTTTACTTACTTCTTATGACGTTCCCAAGGCTTCGGCGCAGCGCCCGTCTGGGCGGGTGCCGGAGCCGCAGGGGCGGCAGGGGTTGAAGCACCTGTCGGGTAGTATGCCGCACGGGTTTCAAGATTACCCATCTTGTTTTCCTTGTGCGTGATCACGACCTTCAGTGGCTTGAAGTGCAACTGCTCCGAGTCATCCGGGAGCGCGCTGAAACCCAGAGCAGCACAGATGTTGCTCAAAGTTTTGCGAGCGATCTTGACGGTCGTCTCGTTCTTGTTGAACAGGTTGACCCGCTCCCAGTACTTGCGACCCACGTACTTGGGTCCAAGAATCTCCAGCTCCAGCCAGAGGTACTGACCGTCGCCAGCCTTGGTGTCACGCAGATCCGACTGCACGATCTGCATCGTGTAGTCACCCACCGGCAGGATCTCCGGTGCGCCGTCGCTGATGTTCTCAAAGTCAGCAGGATTCAGATTGAGTTTAGCCATTTTAATTAACCTCCAATTACATTGTTCATAGCGTTGCTGAGAGCATCAGCAAATTTGGTGTAGTCGAGCGGAACCGTATCCGGCAACGGCCAACGAGACTTGGCCTGCCAGCCCGGACGCTCTTGCGTGTACAGCACGCGGTTACCGTTACCGACAGCGCGGGTTACCTTCTGGTTGAAACCCACATCGCTCTTCACGGTCGTGTCCTGTTGGTTTGCAAACATCAGGATGTCGCACCACTCGGCAATCAGGCTGGCGCTGCCGTGATGCAGGTCCAACTGATAGCGGTCGTACGGATCAGCGAGCGGGTCATCGAAACGCTTGACCTGAGTGTGTGCCAGCAAGATGACCTGCATGCTGTGTTCGTTACGCAAGTAATCGAGCGCATCCAGAATCTGACGCCAGTAATCAGCAGCCGCCTTGTATCCACGACCGTAGCCGATGGCATC